TCATGATGCTTCTTCGTGATCATTGTATAAATTATACCACTCTTCATCAGACATTTGCGAGACTGCTTGGTCCAGTTGTTCAGCTGGCATAGCAACGACTGCTGTACCATCTGCTTTACGAACCAAGAACTCCTCTTTATTTGTTTCGATACGATCCATATACATATCGAAGTTTTTTTCAAACTCTTCTAACGATACTTCAACCATTGATTTCTTTAAAATCCTTTTCAAAAATTGCAAGTCCTGCATCAGTCAGGACATGATTATACATCTTGTCGAATACTGCAGTAGGCAAAGTACATACGTCAGCACCATACAAGAAGCAGCGAGAAACGTGGTGAACGTCACGAAGACTAGCGGCAAGAACCTTAGTCTGCACTCCTTTGGAAGCATAGAGACCACCAATAGAACGCACCAGTTCCACGCCACTAAAACTATTATCATTCATCCGACCCACAAACGGGGAGATGTATGTGGCACCTGCTAGAGCAGTCATAACTGCCTGAGAGGCAGAGAAACAAAGAGTGACATTAGTTTTTACATGCTGCTCAGAGAGGATCTTACATGCAATAAGACCTTCTTTAGTTAGAGGGAGTTTGATGGTAACTTCTGGTCCAATAGCAATGTACTGTTGGGCGTTTTCCAACATCTCATCAGCAGTATTTCCATCAACCTCAGCAGAAATACTCTCGAAAGTAAATTCACTGGAGAGTGTACGGATGAAGTCAAAATAATCTACACCAGATTTACGAACCAATGTAGGATTGGTTGTGATACCTGCTACAAGACCCGTTTCATAACGGTCTTTGATCTCTTTATATACTGCTGTGTCTAGAAAAATTTTCATGGTTTAAAAATGATGTGTTGGTAAAGTTACCAATCGGGGTGATAGGATTTGAACCTACGGCATCTCGCTCCCAAAGCGAGTGCTCTACCAAACTGAGCTACACCCCGATAATTTCTTCCTTCCAGAGGAACTGTTCCTCAAGATTATAATGCAATTTGTAGTTGGTTGTCAACACATAGTAACCTACAATGTTGACATTATCACACTCGAAACCGTAACCCCTTACTTTCTCACATGCCCCGTCGATTACAAAGCATTTGTCGGTATGTAGATAGCTGTGAAAGCGGTCGTCGAGATTGATCATTAGCGTTCCTCAAAATTGATGCGTCGGACTTTGCGTTTGCGTCTGTCCTCCTGATATTTTAGGTCATCATCTGTCAGAATTCCGTTATATTTAATATTTTTTTCATGTTTGACTAACACAATTTGATCTAAATCAAATGCGCCAACCATATTATCTACAACTTTCATCTGATTAGGGCATCCACAGAACTGAACTTTGCTAGTGCTTGTCAGTTCTTTGTTGCACATCTTGCATCTTACCGTAAACATTGTATAGCATTTAACCTCTTGTATGAAATGGGTGAAGAGGGGATTGAACCCCCGACCGCCTCCGTGTAAAGGAGATGCTCTACCGCTGAGCTATTCACCCTGAGTGTCGCTGAGAGGACTTGAACCTCCACGTCATAAAGACACTGGAACCTAAACCCAGCGCGTCTACCAATTCCGCCACAACGACAAGGCGTTTCAGGTTGGATTTGAACCAACGACCGACCGCTTAGAAGGCGGTTGCTCTATCCGCTGAGCTACTGAAACAATGGAAGGGTCAACGACCCTGATGAAACTGATTTAAACCTGTACCTGACATCCAATTATTAGGACCAGACTGAAAATTTTCTGAACCACCACCCAACTCTGGAAGAGGGTCGAGTTGTGTAGTAGTTTTACCGTTTCCAGTAGCAATATTATACATCACCTCATGGATATTGTCCACCTCTTTTGTAGGAGGTTGGTCTTCGTTTTGAGGGATGAGAAGATTTTCTTCTTCTAGTTGTTTACGTGCTTCTTTCATCTCAATCTGCTTCTCACTGAGAGTAGCAGGTCCGAACCAAGGATCATCTTCCAAGAATTCTGGTGCTGGAATAGTCTTGTGCTTCTTCACGAGTTTTTTAAGTGCTCTGATGATCATGACTGCCAGTAGTAATGATAGAAGTTTCCGTTGTTGCTACACATGGGATCCTGTGATGCCACGCGATATCTTAGCATACTTTGTCCTTTAAAATCTGTCCTGTCTCCAATGATGCTGTATGCAGAGAGCATCTTAGTTCTGTCTTGCAACCTCTGGACTAAAGAATAATCCACGGTCGCTTTGTTTCTCCATAGACCTTCGTATTGACCAGGAGCATACACCACACCAGATACATTATTAGGGAAAGACGGTGACTTGACCCTATTTAGAACAGAGACTGCAACACAATACTCATCCATGGTATTAGGTGCTGCCTCTACCGAGACAACCTTAGCAAGGTGAGCGTAGTCAGCAGGCGTCAGCGCCATCAAGAGTTCCAAAATCAAAATAGTCTTTCCTGTAGTAACGACCGAGGATATTTGAATTATAGTAGGCAGGGTGACCGTTGTCAAGTGCCTTTGTCAGAACGTCGTGAAGAAAAAGTTGTCTTGTTTCTTCATAGTTAGTTTTTCCTGCGGTCTTGTGTGTAGAGAGGATCTCTCTGGTGAAACATTCTTTCCCATAGAGTTTAATATCCTCTTTGAGTTCTGGACATGACCCGTAGTATCGCTTCCAATCACTCTCTGAGGTGACCCTTCTCTTTCCACCTTTAGGTTTACGCTTTTGCCAGAAGTATTTCCTACCGATGTACTTTTTACCCGATCGTATATTAGTAATGAGGTAGACAAAACCGTACAGGTCGTTAATATCCTCAGATAAAAAAGGGGATCCTCCAAGTATCCACGGATTTTCATAATCAAGCACTGTCCCATATATGAACTATGGATATTTATGGTTCATCAAATAACACTTGATTGATATAATTATCCGCCCACTTCTCACCAAAATAATTGATAAGAATACGTCTAGTTTTATCATTCAACTTCTGTTTTTTACAGTAGTTTATCTGTGCATCGTACCTTTCGTCTGCTCTATTGTAATTAATAGTAGATCGCCATACAGCACTGACAAATGTGTCTAGATATTCATTGACAACATGGCAAAAATTCTGTCTATCCTCATCGTCTTCTAGTCTGGCAAACTTACAATAAGGAGAGAAAATTTCACCCCACTGTGGGAGGTCTCTGTTGTGTCTAAATCCATAGTATCTGCTGATATCTGCAATCTCCTCATAGATTGAGTGTCCGATACCATCGACTGGAGAGATGTCTGTGATAGCGGCACTACAGATATTATTATTAGCAACAATATCTGCACCAAAAATAGGCAAATCAAACTCTGGATCTGGATACCAGATGCAGTGTAAGATATCTAGTTTTCCTAGTGATGCAACTTCTAAATGAACTTTACGAAGTCCAGTACAACTGAACATTTCGTTCCTAATACTGAGATTGCCATCTTCAGTTTCTTTATATACCTGTTCAAATTCATCGTCAACATCAAGTGGTTCTATATTAGGTAGAGTTTTTTGATGTTTGCGTATAATATTTGCCAGGTCATCGATCATTAATCCCATGGGTCTGGTATTTGAACTTCATTGCTTGGAGGAACCATGCGTCTGTCAGACACTTTGGTCCGTCCATGATTATTCTCGCTTGTTTTTCGTTTACTGATGGGTCTTGGAGAGCTCTTACCTTCCAACCAGGCAAAGAATTTTTCGTCATACTTTTTTAATATACTGAGGATCGACATAACCTAAGTTCAGAGAAATTCTATAGTCTTTGGATGGCATAGAACTTGCATGTAATGTCAACCCATCAAAGACAACTGCTCTGCCTTTCTTTGGGGTAACTTTATCTACAATTTCTCTGCTGTTGTTGAAGAAGAACGTGTCACCATCCGCGTCATTGACATAATATAGCACCACCATGTGTGGAAGTTTCATGTCAACATGCATATTGTTATGTAGTGGAGCACCACTGATAGGAAGATATAAACCTATCCTCATACGATATAAAATACTAGGATCAAGACCTGCTTTATCACTCATACACAGACAATGTGATGAGATCATCGTAGCAACCTGTGTCCTAGGTTTATAATCTTGCATAGCAAGATGAGACATAGAAGGATAAGAGGGTTTGTTCATTTTTTGAACGAGTTTTTCTTCCCTCTTATCGTAGGTAGCATCTGGTAAGAATGTCCATTGAAAACTGGGATCGATGCACATATCATGTAGTTGGTCCTGCATTACTGCAGGCATCACATCATCAATTACCCTCATAGTTTGAAACCAGCAAATGTATCCTTCTTAACGTCTTGTTTGATACTACCAATAAGGTAACTTTCAACCTCAGTTTCCTGTGGTGCTACCTGCATACCCTTAGAGGACAACCAATGTGCTGTCCAAGGCAATGGATTGTTACTGATAGGAGTGTCAAAGATTGCTTTCATTCCAATGGACTTCAAACGACGGTTTGCTGTCCACTCAACGTACTTAGCAAGCAGTTTGTCATTGAGACCGATGATAGAACCATCTTTGAATAGGTAATTTGCCCACAGTTTTTCTTCCTCAACACAGTCACGGAACATCTGGTAGACATTTTCCTCTTCTTCTTTAGCAATCTCAATCATATCAGGGTCATCACCATCACGCCATTTGTTCAGAATATTCTGAGTGATAGTCATGTGTTGACTTTCGTCTCTCGCGATAAGTCCGATGATCTTAGCACTTCCCTCCAGAAGTTTAAGTTCCCCGAATGCGAAAGAACAAGCAAACGAGACGTAAAATCTAATTCCTTCAAGGATATAGACATTAGCGACCGCTCGATATAGTTTTCTTTTGAGTTCATAGAGTTCGTTTTGTGCTAAAGGAACGCCATCAAGTTGGTGTTCCCACATGCGACCAGAACCATACTCCTGTGCCGCCTGCAAGAACTCATCATAAGCACGAGTTACTGATTGTGCTCGTGAGAGGATCTTCTCGTCGTCTAGAATATGGTCAAATACATCTGTAGGATCTGCATATACATTCTTGATAATGTGAGTATATGAGCGACTATGGATCATCTCCATGGTCTGCCAGATGTTCATAGCACCTTCAAGTTCAGGTAGTGAACAGTATGGCATAAAAGCCATCCCAGGACCACGCCCTTGTACACTGTCAAGGAGGATCTGGTACTTGAGGTTCGAGGTGAAAATATGTTTCTGTGCATCATTTAGAACTTGGTAGTCTGCGCGGTCTTTCTGAAGAGATACCTCTTCTGGACGCCAAAAATATCCTAGTTGTGATTGTGTTAACTTATCAAACACAGGATATTTAAACTTGTCATATCTTTGGACACCAAGAGGTGGTCCAAAGAACATTTTTTGTTTGGTGTTATCGACATGGGTGGTATTAAATACCGTCATTCCCTTTACTTTACTACGCATGGGTTCACCGTTTGTTCTAAATTTTGCAGCTGTCACAATCTTCCTCCTCGGTCTCTAAAATTTCTTGTAATAGGTCCTCTATTGATGCTTTCTTTTCCTCAGTTAGTTCTGGTTCTTCTCCTTTTTGATCGTATGTGTTTTGATAATAAGAAGTCTTCCATCCATACTTATAAGTCTTCAGGAAGTCACCTGCCATGACAGAAACTGGCACCTCATTGTTGTCATAGTTCTCTGGATTGTAACTCCAGTTGCCTGAAATTGCTTGATCAAAGAACTTCTGCATAGCAGCGACAACTTTGATGTAACCATCGTTGTCCTTCATGTCCCAAAGAAGAGTGTAGTTAGTTTTGAGACTACCGAACTGAGGGACAATCTGTTTGAGCGGTCCCTTTTTGCTTTTCTTAGTGGACAGAAAGGCTCTAGGTGGTTCAATTCCATTTGTTGCGTTTGACACAACGGAACTGCTCTCTGATGGCATCTGAGCGGACAGTGTTGAGTGCCTGAGACCGTGGGTGGTGATAGATACTCTAAGATTCTCCCAATCATAATTCAACTCCGTTCCACAGAACTCATCGATGTCACGTTTATAAGTGTCGATAGGGAGGAGACCGTCTGCAT